GTTGGGCTTCCCTTCGCACGGAGCGTAATGCGTTGTTAGTTTCCAGCGATTGGACTCAGGCTTCTGATTCACCATTAACAGATGAAGTTAAAGCTACTTGGGCAACGTATCGTCAAGAACTGAGGGACTTCCCAGAAAGTGCAGACCCTGCTAACCCAACGTGGCCTACGCCGCCCGAATAAGGAGAAAATAAGTGTCCGATCTCAAAGTTGACGGAATTATAGCTTCCACTGGCACCAACACGAACCTTACTCTCCAGGGTAAGGGGGCAGGAAAAGTTGCTATCGGTGATGGAGCATTGCTGTTCCCTGACGCCGATGGAAGTGCCGACCAAGTTATTAAGACCGACGGCTCTGGGACGTTAGCGTTTGTTACGCCAGCGGCGGCTGGTTGGAATATTATCGGAACGGAGACGACGAGTGGGTCAGGGACAGCTACCCTTGATGTTACTGGTTTGGATTCTACTTATGACACCTACGCCATTGCATTGAGCGACATTCTTCCCATTACCGATAATGCCATTCCTTACTTACGCCTTGGAGACTCGTCTGGAGTCGATTCAGGCGCGAGTGATTATGCTTGGTATGCGGTTGGTGACAATATTTCAAACACAACTTTTGCCGCTGGCGGTGCCGAGGACAATGCAGATGCTCAGATTCGGATGATGGATGATTCCAACTGGGGGGCGGTAGGCAATGCGGCTGGTGAGGGAATGGGTGGAATGTTTTTTCTCCACCAGCCGGGAGATGGTGTTGTTTATCCCACCATATCTGGTACTTGTATGTTCCTCAGTCCAGATAGCCCAACACGCTTCATCTCCACTCACATGGGCGGCGGCAGACATTCGGCAATTACAACAGATCGTGTCCAGTTCTTGTTCTCCAGTGGTAACATCGAGAGCGGAAGAATGACAGTATGGGGGATTGCTCATGCCTAGATTTATGTGCGTTATGAAACTTGACCCATCCGATAATCGGGTGACTAAGTATTGCGAACATCCCACAAAAGCAGAAGCGGATGCTCATGTCGCAAATCACATTGGCAATTATCCTGATGCATTCGTGCATGAAGACAGTGATGCGGAGCCTATCGTTGATGTGGCGGCTTGGAGGTTTGATCCAGCAACCAAAGCTGTCCTAGACAGAGTAACACGGCCCACTCCTACAAAGGATATGGCGAGACTCCGAATAAAGCGCAATACCCTGCTAACCGAAACCGATTGGACACAATACAACGACTCGCCGCTAACAGATGAGGTCAAGGCTGAGTGGGCCGTCTATCGTGAATCGCTTCGTGATCTCCCTGAAAACACCGACGATCCCGCTAATCCGACTTGGCCTACACCGCCGGGGTGATGACTGATGCCTAAAAAAGTTTCCTCTATTGAATCTAAATTAGCCACGCATGAGGCTGTCTGTGAAGAACGGTTTAAACAGATTTGCGCTAGGCTGAAGCGGCTGGAGACGATTGTAATGTCTACTGCCGGGATGATTATCTTACTGTTGCTTGGCATGGTCTATAGGGGTTGATCGTGGAACTAGGTGCTAGAGAACTCTTAACCTTTGGCACTGTGTTGGCTGGGTTGGCAAGCGGTTACGGGATGATTAAGAGCCAACTTTTAGGGGCGCAGAGAACAATAACTAAATTGTCTAAGCAGCTTCAGGGCATTGAATCAAGAATGGACTCCGTCGAGTCGGACAAGAATGTTGTCCAGAACCAGTTAGGGACCATAACCGCAATCCTGGCACCAGCCAACTTGAAGAAGATGTCAGAACGGGATGGGGCCATTGAAGAGAGGCTGAAGTCCTTGGAGCGCGAAACCGCATCACAACGGCGGATGCATAATGACAGGCACCCAAAGGTTGAATAGTGAAGCCCTTAGTTGTTTTTTGTGTATTAGTTTTGTCTGGGTGTTCGACCTTAGAAAAGCCTGGAGTAGTTAATACATCTACAATCCGTGTTAGCAATTCCCAGTGTGGCCCTACATCATCGGCAAAAGTGGAACTAGAGAGATTGGGAGAAACACTAAAGGCATCCGCCCTGATGAAAGTTACGTCAACTGAGACTGTTATAGTTTCATTCTACAGTAGTCAGTCGAAGGATAGGGATTGGACGGTGATGATCGATGGGCGGAACGGTATCTCTTGTATGATTTTGTGGGGAAAACATTGGTTAACAGCGGGACAAGAGAGTTGAAGATAATCTTAATAGGACTTGTTGTTTTGATGGTCGGTGGCTGCGGTCTGCCGCTGGCGTACTTTCGTTATGGCGTGACCGCCTACGATGCACACCAATTCATCACCGAGGATGAAACAATAACGGATGTTACGTTGAGTATGGCGACAGGGATGGATTGCCAGATTTCTAACGCCCTGGAAGATAAAGAGGTGTGTACCAGAAAGGCAGAAGTAAAATGACGGTGAACACTTTGATGCTGGCCGTGGCGGCTATATTGTGTGTACTCGTCTTGAGTAGATAGTGATGATGATTAATTATGATCATTGGTCAGAAGTACCCAGAACATGGTCGGCTTGGCCCTGGCAGTTCTTTTCTCCGAAGGAATGTGCATGTAAGGGTACGGGAAAATTGTCAATCAATGATGGACTTATTGGTAAGCTTGATCTTCTTCGCAGCCATCTTGGTTTTCCTCTTAGTCTATCAAGCGTTTTTCGTAGTCCCTACCATAATGCTAAAGTGGGTGGGGCACCTCGTTCGATGCATCTATTCGGGCTTGCGGCGGATATTCAGATCATTGGTAAGGACAAGAACTTGATTCTAGAACTTGCTAAAGACCTGGGGTTTACTGGTTTTGGGTACTACAGGACGTTTCTACACGTTGACTTAGGTAGAAAGCGAGAGTGGGGGAAGTGGGATGCTTGAATTATTAGGAACGGTTTTAACTGGCGGTGCAACAGGGATTGTAGGTTCAATCATAGGAAAGGCGTTTTCTTTCCTCGACTACTGGGTTGAGGAAAAGAAGGCTGACCATGAGCATGAACGAACAATTGCGCTTCTTGAGTTACAGAATAAGTTCGGCGCGGAGGAGAGTGAGAGAGAAATGGCAATCGCGCAATCTAAGATTGATGCTGACTCCCGCATGGCATCCTACAGCCACGACAGCATGGCTGGTACAGGTTCTCTCTGGGTCGTTGACTTGCTACGTCTTGTGCGTCCTGTGCTTACTTTTAGTCTCATTGTTTTAGTGGGGATGCTTTATTTCTCTTCTGATGCAGGGGGTAAGGCTACCATTGAAGCTTCTGTGATATTCATGTGCTCGTCAGCCGTTTTATGGTGGTTTGGCGACAGAGCCCTCAGGAAGAAAACATAGGAGATTACTATGACTTGGAAAACAATTAGATCGAATCTCAAGTTTGTTATCAACAACAAGCCAGTTATAGCGGGAATCCTGCTTGGTGTAGGCTTCGTTGTTGGGTATTACGTTAAGTTGCTGGCTTGTTCTTAAGGTTTACGAAATTGGGGTAACGTCGTGGCCGCGGTTAAGCTACAAAAGTTTCTAGGTGCTGCTCCCAAGGTCTCTGATGAGCTCTTGCCGGACGGTGCTGCCCAGACCGCGAACAATGTACAACTATATTCTGGTGACCTCTTACCTTACCCCGAAGCCTTTGCTTCCGATAACATCCCCCGTATCGGGACAATTAAAACCATCTTCGGTATCCGCAACCCGAGTACTAATGCGTTAGAGTGGCTGTCGTGGCTAAACGATGTAGATATCGTAACTATCTCCGACTCGAATGATGATGAGCTGCGGTTCTATTACACTGGTGATGGGGTACCTAAGGTCACGACTCATGCTCTGGCTACTAACGGGTCCGAGCCTTACCCGGTGAGCAGCGGGTACTATGATCTCGGTCTACCTCTTCCGACTACAACGGCCACAGCTACTGCCGTGGCGTTTACGTCGGCTACTTCGGCTAAGTTTGAACGTGACTCTGGTAATACCGCGATCATCACAACGGCTGCGGCGCATGGGTTCAGGTCTGGACAAATTGTTACAGTACGTAATTTTTCGACGTCGCCTTCAGATGAACTCAATGTGACCAACACCCGGATCACTGTAACAAGTACCACTACGTTTGAGTATTTCAACGCGGGGGCCACTGTTGCTGAAACATCTAATACCGAAGCTACGATTGATTTGGCTGGTGGTACAATAACACGCGATTATGTCTATACCTGGTACACCCCATGGGATGAGGAATCTATCGCTGCTGCTCCTTCGGATACATTGTTTATAAAGGAAGGGCAGAGCGTAGTTCTTACGGCCCTCCCAACTGCGGCCCCCGTTGGGGATAACTTTATAACTGCTATGCGGCTTTATCGTACTCTGACCTCGTCGTCTGGTACTGAGTTCTTCCGGCTGTCTACTTTGTATTTCCCCGCAGCGACAACTAGGGTTTCCCTCACATCCAATGTAGCGACTGTGACTATGGCTGTTGAGCACTCACTTATTGTGGGTGACAGGTTTAAGTTATCGGGGTGCACGGATAGTGTTTTTAATATCATTGACGGTATCGTCACGGTGGTCGTTAGTGACACTAAATTCAGTTATGCCGTGACTAACGCCAATATAACTGAGAAAGCCGATACCACGGGTAAACTTTATCATGATGCGTCCGAGGTACCGGCTGATGACCCGCCTATGTACTGGGGAGATGTTATTGCAACATCTGTAAGAGTGCGTACTTCTAACGTATCTACCATGACGACGGCGGTAAATCATGATCTGCTTTCTAATCAGGTCGTTGCTATCGCAGGAATGACTGATACGTCGTTTAATGAAACCGCCGTTGCCGTTACCGTCACAGGGGCTACTACATTCACTTACCCCAATACGGGCAGTAACGCGGTAAGTGCGTCCGATACTGGTGGTACTGTTACCAATTACAGTTTCCTCGACAACTTCGATTTCTTGAACCTCGTTGATCTACTTGTCACTGATGAATATGCCGCGCCCAACTCGGCCATGGCGGGGATTGTGGAGTTACAGAATAACCTTATCGCGGGGTTTTTCGGTAACCAATTAGCCTTTGCCGAGCCCGGTAAGCCATGGGCATGGCCTGTGAAGTACCGGCGTACCTTCGAGTATGATATTGTAGCCTTGGTTGCTGTTGGTGGGTTCCTCCTAGTCCTTACCGAGGAATTTGCTTACCGCGTATCCGGATCAGACCCAGCCACGTTGGCCGTAGCTCGTATTGATAACCCATATCCCTGCTTATCCAAGAGGTCCGTGGTCAATATGGGTTATGGTGCGGTGTTCGCCACTTATGGTGGGCTCGCACTCTGGGCTCCTGCTACAGGTATGACTTTCGTGACTGAGTTTGTCCATGAGTTCGATACGTTTGACAGCACCCTCGACCCCAGCACGGTGGTTGGGCACTTCTTCAATGATAAATACTACGCATCATATGACACCGGGGCGTTCATCTTCGAGCGTGATGTGAAGATTGGTGGATTTTACGTTACTACTGGGCACAAGTTTAACAGCGCGTGGACTGATCCCAGCACGGGTATCATGTATACGTCGTCTGATACTCTTGGGAATATCAATCAGTGGGGGAACGACGCTAATATCTTAGGCCCGTACGAGTGGAAATCTAAAGTTATTGTTACGAAGGACTACATCAACGTAGGTGCGGCACGGGTTGTCGCGGATTACACAATAACTGCTGAAGACTCCGCAGCTTACACGGCCTATAACTTGGCGGTTGCTGCGTATAATACGGCTGTATGGGCTGATAGCGGGCAGTTAGGTAGTATTAATGGGCCGACTGACTATGTCGGTAGTGATGGTGTGACGGTCAATAATTTTGCTTCATTTAATACTGGTATAGTAAATGGGCCGGGAACACCACTTGGTTTAGTCCGATCACAACGTACTGCACCTTCTGCGTACATATTAATTTTTAAATTATCACAAAATAAAACACTAGTGTTCACTAAAGCTGTTGCGGATAGCGAGATTTTCCGTTGCCCTGTTGGGTATAAATCCGATACATTCGAGGTATCCGTTTCTGGCGTTGGCCGTACCCGGTCTATACATATCGGTGAGACGCCAGATGGATTAAGGGCGGCATAATGGCACGTTTTGTAGCAACTCCTCAGGTCCCTACTACTGGTGTTCCTGAGATACAGGCTAATCTTTTTAGCGCGCTGAAAGAGAACGTAGAACTTTTAACCGCAACGCGAGGAGAATCTGATCTTATAAGCAAAGCGTTAATTCGTGGTGATGTGACAGTTAAACAGGTAGGAACGCAGGATATGGTTTCCGTTCAAAACATTAGCCCAGATGGATTCACTGGTCCCCATGTAGATGCTAACCAGATAGCTAGTTTAGCTGCTTTTCGTGCGCTGCAACAAGATGTGCAGGCACTTGCGGATGACTTATTTCGTACAAGGCAAGCCCTTGATCTGTTAATTGCGAATTTTGGAGGACGCTAATATGGTTGATGATAACGATTTTGACATTACAGAACTTGTTGAGATAGCGACGAACCCAGCTTATGATTATCCTGAGCCTGGTATCTCTGCTCCAGACGTAGCATCAAGTGAACCCGTGTTTCAACCGCAATTTCAACAGGGCGGCATGGTTCAAGGACAGCAACAACCGTTACCCCCGCAGGCTGCAGGGGTTAATCCTGCTGGGAATGATACCCCCATCCCTGCGCAGCAACTGGATGCCGAGGCTCAACGTGTTATTAGTCAGGCCCCAGAGCAGTTTCTTGAGCTTAAGCAAGCAGTCGAGCAGGCTGTGGCTAATGGCGAGATTACCATGGAGGAGCTTAATCTGGCAGGGCAGTTGGCTACCGCAGCCGCTCAGAACCCCCAACTTTGGCCACAACTCCGCCAATTTGCTATCCAGAAGGGACTTGCTGAAGAGAATGAGTTACCACAGGAATACGACCAAGGGTTAGTTTTTGCCTTGATCCTCGCTACAAAGGCCATACAGGGCGGTGGGCCGCAGGCACAGGGTCAACCCCCACAAGCAGTCGGAGGTGCGCCTCAGACGCAAGGACAGGTCCCTCAGGCCGCTCTTAGGACAGGAGGGGAAGTACCTAGTAGCCGTAATCAGGACGGCAGTGTAGCGATTACCGCTCATGACGGCGAGTTTGTGATACCAGAACGTGTTGTGCGGGAGAAAGGCACAGATTTCTTTAACAAAATGATCGAGCCAAAAGATGCCAAAACCGCTTAAGCTTGTAGAACCTGTTGAGAAGCCTGATCCTATCAAGGATTACGAGCCCCTGTTTCTGTCTTCCACAAGTATACTCGATATTTATTGGGGGCAGACATGTGAGGCGTTGGCTTCGTGTCTTGCTGACGACATGTATGGCGAGATGACGCTTGACGATATTTACAACCGTATCAAGGCGGGGCAGATGTATTGCCTTGTTTTTAAGAATGATGAAGGTGAGTTACCTGATGTAGTTCTTGCGATGATCTTGGAACTCATAATATACCCACGACTTACCGTACTGAATATCACTGCAATTGGTGGGCGGGAGCTTAGTTTAATGAGAGATAAGTTTTGGAAACACATTTGCAGTTGGGCGTATATGAATGGTGTTCGGCATATACAGGCATCTGTAACCCCCGCTATGGCTCGTATGCTTAAGTCATATGGGTTCAAACCAATTCACCAGACTCTCAGGATGAATCTGACGGAGATGTAATATGATCTATGTACCCCCCTTACATGCGGAGTTAATGAGCACTACCGCGCTGACACCTACTCACCATAAAAGTGCGGTCCGTACTGTTGCTACTATTGCAGTTGCTATAGCTATTCCGGCTGTTGCTCCTAGTATTGCTACTTCTATTGGGCTATCAACCGCTCTCGGTGGTGGCGTTCTCGGTAGCACTCTCGGTAGCGCTGTTGTTGGTACTGCTCTCGGTGCGCTCGCTGCTAAAGTCACAGGGCAACCCGTCTTGCAAGGTGCTCTCGGCGGGGCTTTCGTTGGCGGTGTTGGGGGGTTTGCGGACGCTGGCGGGTTTAGCGGACTATTTGGTGGCCCCCCAACCGGCGCGGCGGCAGTCTCGCCCTTACCTAATATACCAACTGCCCAGCTTGCAGGTGCTCCTATTACTACAGGCCAGGGACTGATTTCGGGGGGTCAGGGGTTTGCTGGTCTTGGTGTATCACCGGGTGCTGTTGGTGCTGCGGCCCCTGGCGGGTTTACTCTAGGTGCTGCGCCTTCTACTACTTTTAATCCAATCACTGAATCCTTTGTGTACAATCCTGGTGGAGGAGGGGGTTCTCCAGTTGCTCCACTTGGGAGTACTCTAGGGGGCGGCGGCGGACCAGAAGTCATTCAGGCTAGCTTCCCCACGGTGCGGCCGCCTATTGGTGGTGTACCCCAACCAGGTGTAAGTAGCGGGATTAACCTAGGGGGAGGGGGTACGAGTGCTCCCAGGCCAGGGTATTGGAGTGATCCCATTGGGCAATTGAGAAGTGCTGCCCAGACCGCCGCTCCTGCATCTGGGGCTGTAAGGCCATTGGTTGCTCCTGGAGCCCCTGGTGGGTTCCAGTTATCTCCTGTGCTTAACGCGGCAGGCACACAGATTGCACCTCCGCCTCAAACTAGCTTCTTAGCTGACTTAGGAAAGAATGTAACCGCTGGTGTCAAGAAAGCGTTTGATCCCGCGAACCTCGCACAAAAAGGTGTTGAGGCCGCTGGTCAGCTTGGCCTTAGCAAGGCAGCCGAGTATTTTGCTGATGATGTGCCTGAGGAAATGTCCCCTGACGAGGAAGCGTTTCTTAGGCAGCAGCGTGCGCAGCAAGGTAGGTTACTGGGAGAGCAGGAGAAGATTGCTCTTCAGCTTGCAAACGAGGCTCGTAGCGTTCCTGTGAGTGGGCAAGCTGAGTCCAAC